TGCTAACTCCCGAAAGGAGCACACATGAAAAGCCTAGAAGATCTCCCAAAGATTCTACTAGCAGAAGCTGGTAGAATCACCGGCATTGACACCTCTCTTGATCTTAAACTAATCGAGAGTCGATTCGCAGCTGAGGGTTTATCGTTTCTGACGATGACCCTACCTTCTTTTACTAAGAGCCTTTATGAGGCCCTGGATAGAGGAAGGATCGTTTCAGCTGACTTTCCATCTTTTGGAAAGTCGGCCCATTTGCCGCACTTCATGCGCGGCTTTATGGAACGCATCTTCGATTCGAGTAGTGGTGAGTTGCTCGACGGGCCGGATCTTTATTGTATCCGTGCCACGATCCAGGTAACTGGATCGCTAGGTAAAGTAGAGATTCCTTGTTCCCCCGAAAGGGTAGACAAGGCGTTTCTCTCCTTCGTCGAGAATGACGTGGACGTCCGTGTTTGGGATAAGGTGGTTTTAAACCAGCCTAATCTCCTGCAGGAGTTCCGCCAGACCGCGAATGCCCTCTTCGGAGGTGTATTTCACTTCGTTCAGAGAAATCTGGACAGCGGACTGGTGCCTGCGCACGGACCTGGAGCAACTGCTGAACGCCTTTCTAGCAATAGAAGGTGGAAGCAGTGCTCTTGGCCATCGCGATTGGAAGAAGTGTTTCCTATGTGGAAGCATGCCTTCACTAGCGCCCGGTTTTACCTGGACGCCCTCGACGATGGCGACATCACGGAGCCTGGTACCGAACTACCCGTTAGGGTAGTAGACGTACCTAAGACGCTGAAAACACCCCGAATAATCGCTATCGAACCCGCCTGCATGCAGTACGTGCAGCAGGGACTTCGTAGATTATTCGAGATGGGAATCGAATCGGATAAACTGGTTCGCTCCCTGATCACTCTAAGAGACCAAACGCCTAACCAGCGTTTGGCTCTCTTAGGCTCCCTCGGATATGCGCTTCCCATTACTGGGACGCATTCTGCGGATTCGGTCGCAACGCTTGATTTGAGCGATGCGAGTGATCGTGTTTCCAACTTGCTTGTGAAGACGATGCTTCTGGACTACCCCGAGTTAAATCGGGCGGTCCAAGCGTGTCGTTCAACACATGCAAGTGTGCCTGGTTTTGAGGGAGTAATCCCTCTTGCCAAGTTCGCGAGTATGGGTTCAGCCCTAACGTTCGTAATGGAGACCATCGTCTTTACCGTCATTGTCACAATGGCGATTCGGCGTGATCTTCATCGCGAGTTGGGCCCAACTACACCGCTCCTCGAGAAGCGCTTTAGTAGCGCTCTCGAGTGGGTGCATGTGTTTGGAGACGACATAGTCGTTCCTAAGCACCATGCTGCAGCGACCGCGATTTTGCTTGAGGACCTCGGTCTAAAAGTGAATGACCATAAGTCCTTCGCGGGATACCATTTCCGTGAATCTTGTGGGAAGGAATACTTTAAGGGGTTTGACGTTACTCACGTCAAACTCCGGCAGCCTCTTCCCGAGCGGTCGCAACCTGCGACAGAGTTCGCCAAGTCTATCATGTCGATCGTTTCCTTCCGCAATCTTCTGATGAAGAACGGCTGGTACGACACGTGTGATAGTCTGGACACCTTCATTGAGGGATTTATTCCCTTTCCGACGGTGGCCGAGACGAGCCCTGTTTTGGGCCGACACGATCCGTTCGGCCGGTATGATACCGAAAGAATGGACCTATTGCTGCAGCGCCCGATGGTTAAGGGTGCTGTTGTGAAGGAGCAGAAGCGGAG